CCGTATCAACTGCGCTAATAATCAAACGATGCTCTTCGGTGGTTGCTTCAATTGTTGCTTTTAACACTCCCGACCTTTCCCCGATACTTTGGTCAGCCAATCTATCCAAACCACTCTCACCCGTCCCGCCTGTGCCTGTGCTAAAATCTGTGTCTGCTTTGACCACATCCGCATTCACAAAAGTGGTCAGAGCCGTAGTGTCTAAATCTCCGTTTGAGTCGAAGCCAATGTCTTGCTCCGTGTCATCGCTTGATCTGCGGACACGAATAAGGCTGTCAGTGTAGCTGCTGCTCAACCTCCGGACCGAATATGCTGCTGCTGCGCCTGTGTAAGTGTCCAACAGCCCTTCAAAGGTTGGTGTTGTAGGTCCGGATGGCGTACCCGGTACAGGATCAAGTTGGCTCATGTCAAGTGCCGCATCGATCTGACACATGCCACGTTCCATTGTCGCACCCTCACTTTCAATGGTGGCCTTCAAGGTCACAAATTCTGCGATCTGAAAGCAATCCGGTGTTCCTTCGTTGTAGATTGACCTTGCTGTGATTCTTGGGTCAAAGCCCCAATCAGTCGAACAATATATGCTGCCCCAATCGCTCATAGCACCCACCTTGTTGTGTTCTCATTGTAGCTTGGATATTGCCCATCCTCCTGTGACGCTGTATATTCCGGATAACGGCTGTTGTAATAGCACACATGGTCAATGAACCTCCTCCGATAATGGTCCGCATTGTCACGGCACTTCTGCACCAACATCTTGACCTCATCAAGATCGGGTGTTGTGCTGTTGTCCGATATGTGACGAAATACACCACCATTGCTTATGCTGTATGCGTGAAAGGTCAGAAATTCGGCTGTGGCATAATGGATGACACAGGGCTGAATAAAGTCCATCAACAGGTCATAGTAGTCACCGGACGTTTCGTTGGTGCTGACCACCTGTTCGATGCGCTGATACAGCTTCGTGCCAAGCAGTGAAGTCAAGTATGTGTCCTGTGCTACTTTGATGTGTGGTATCAACTTGTCCACATCCACATTGCCCCCAATGCTTGTGTAGCGCAACACATCATCTCTTGTGACAAATAGTACGTCCATCAGTTCCGGTTAATGAAGCCCCTTTTTTTCATGTCCTTTGGCTTTGTGATTGCCTTGTCATAGCCCTTGGGCTCAAGGCTTTTTGTGGGCACTCCGGCACTTTTAGCCACGTCCCCATCAACTTCATTGTAATTGCGGTCAAGATTGCGCTCCGTTGTTCCTTTCTCACTATCATCCAACGGCAAAACCTTGCCACCAACCTGTTTGCGCTTGAACACCATGCGCCACCACCTGTGGTAACATCCACCACCGCCTTTGAACCGCCATATATCGTACTTGGATGCGCCACGCTTGGCCCATTCTCCGTTGATTCCGGCCTTGCTCATCTTGTCGATGTCATCACGCCTGTACAGCACACCACTCTTTGCGTTGGCTACCATTGCACGGCAGAAGGTCCGGCTGACCACTTCACCCTTGTCATTCTTGGTTTCTTCCATCGGGTCATACCGATAGCGCACCCGGTACATTCCGGTGTCATCCTTGCTCTTGGCTTTTGGATCGGCAAACCGCTTGAACAGCTTGTAGAATTGGTCATCTGATTCCTCCGGATCATCAACAGGTGCTTCATAAATCAGTTCCCACTCATCCGTGTCGATCGTTTCACCAACTGCTGACAGGTCCTCAAGCCAATCGTTGACATCAGCCTCAGTAGGGTTGATGACCTTGACATCTGACTTCAGCTGTGCTGTGGCCGCCTCTGCGGTTGCTTCCGTGTTGATGGGTACAAGGTCCTCAAAGGACACATCAACATTCTTGTCTTGGTCATAGCAGATCGCCTGTATGACTTCCAACACTTGATTGCGGAATGGCTGTATCACGGTGTTCTTGAACAACTCATAAGCCGTTGCCATCTCCTGTGCGTTGTTGCCAAAGCCGCTGTTGTCCTTGATGCCAAGCAACATTGGTGACGTTATTCGGTGCGCCACCATGATCTTGGTCATACATTCGGTTGACAGGAATTGATACTGATTGTGCGCATCAGACAAGGGCACTGATTCAATCGTTGCCTTGTTGTCCGGGCCATCATTGAAGGCCAATATGAACTTTCCGGCATTGTTGCTTCCACCCCACTTGCGTTTGATGTCACGCTCCATCTCCATCTGCTTCTCATCATCCGGAATGCCGTTGTTGAAATTCAGTATCATCGATGGCGCAAGGCCATTGCGGACATTGTTTACATGGTAGTTTGCGATCTCAGATTCAAGTTCAGCATATTGAAGGCCGCCTTGATAGTCCACAGGTGTGAAGTAGGTTGACCCGGCTGAATATTGGTCCACACACATGATGGCCACAGGATCGGCTTCAGACTGAAATCCATAGGCCGGAAAGTATTGTGGTTTGTACCCACGCTTGTCGGCCTTGCTCCAATCATTGCTGAAGTAGTAGCCTTCAATCTCACCATCTTCGTTCATCACACAGGGCCGCAAGGAATTGCGCTCAATGTGACACACCTGTTTCATCTCACCATCCTCATACAGCACTTGGAACGCTGCGTGGCCAAATAGCTTGAGGTCATGGCACACACGCCTCACATCCTCATCAAGAAAGGTGCTGACAAACCACGCGTATGATTCCACATCCGTTTTCAGCATGTTGACATACAGGCCATTGCCAAATATCAGATCACTGATGCCCTGTATGGCAGCATTGTTCGTTGGACTGCTGTGATACAGATCGATGAGGTGTGTGTAGAATGAATCACCTTGGCCGTACTGCACCCAACCTTTCTTGGGCACTTCCGTGACCTGTGGTGAGGTGTAGCTTGATAGCTGAATGACCCTGTGCGCTTGTTTGCTCATGGCACTATCCAATTTCTGCTCGGCTTGTCCGGTTGTGACATCGGCTGCCGATCGTATATGTTATGCTTGATACCTGTGGGCTGATCCGTGCAGTACAACTTCAGTTGACATACGGATGCTCTCAGAAGGCCCTCATCATACGCCCTGTCTGTGAAGTCCTGTGCGGACCGCAATGTGTAACCTGTTTCTTGCCTGTTGTCCCTTTCATACAGCTGTGTAAGTGAACCCTCAAGCAACAGAACATCGAACATGCGCACATAGTACATCCGGCTCTCAGTCAAGTTCTCAAAGGTCCTTGACAAAGTGTAGAATGATCCGGATGGTGTTGGTGTGGTGTCAATGTTCAAGGTCACAGCATCCGTTTGCTCATCAATCAACCACCAAAAAACGTACCCACCACTGATGGGCCGTGGGTGGAATTTGAAGGTCAAAGCGGATGAAGTTGGCACAATATCCATGTTTCAAATGTACGCAATTTCATGTCCTTCGACACAGATCGCAAAATGGCTCAGAAGGTCCTTTTTTTGCGTTCTAAGAGTGTTTTGCGCTTCGCTCATATAAGTAGTCAACACAAATCAGATCGTTGAATTGTTGGCCCGGACAGCAATACCGGGCCACTCTAAAAATTTACAGGGCCTTTTGCCGACAGCTGTGATTTTTGAGTTTTGCGCATTGCGCAGAAGGCACTTTTTTTTGTTTCTAAGGCACTATTGCTCCGCTCTTGTAACCTATGTCAACACAAAGACAATCGTTGAAACGACAATAAAGACAGGCACTCCCGCACCATTTCGCCCTTTGCGCCTACCACCATAAAAAAGGGCCGCAAAAAGCAGCCCTTGAATCATGTTCTTGTCGGTCCGTTATGATGGAATGGCCGGGGTGATCGTGCCCAACAAGGTGTCTAAATTCCCTGTCAAGTATTTGGGCAGTGAACGCTCAGTTGCGGTGAAGTCCAAAGTGTAGCCATACAGATCGCTCATGGCCGCTCCTGTGACCATCGTTCCACCTGTCAACTCACATCCGTACTCATGGCCCACAATCCACTGATTGTCGTTGTTGTCAACCACGATGATGATTGGTCGGCCCTTGGCCATTGCCACGATCTCCTTGTTGTCGGCTGCGGACAACTTCTTGAAGGTCAATGACAGGCTTGTGGTGAACACAGTAGTGCCATTCTCACGGCTTGAGGCCATGTTTGAGGTGAAGGACGATGCCATGCGCACCTCAAATCGGAAGGCATCAAGCAATGTTGTTCCATCTGCGGCAGTCAAGGCAGTGTATTCCTCGTCATTGCTTCCATCGGGTGTGTAGACGATGCCCGATTGAAAGTTGATCATGTACACCTCTTTGATTCCACCAACGGAATCTTTGCACGGCTCAGTACGCCCGGCTGCTATTGAACAACTCATGTGATTTACGTTGGGATGACGATTCCATCAGTGACGATCTCATCTTTGAACGCCACCTGTGTTCCGGCTGTGAAGCGCATGATCACACGATAGTTCTGCGATCCATCAATGTCGGCCATGTCTATGACACGCACTTCGTTCCAATCATTCATCAGCCCTGTTCCGAAGTACAGGTTTGACTTGTATGTCAGCACCATTGTTGAGGCTGTCATTCCGGGACACATTACAAGGTCAACACCATCGAAATTCAACGGCTTGACACCTGTTGGTCCTTGATCTTGGAATCCGGCAGCACCCACACCTCCGGATGCGAATCCACCAAGCACACGCATGTATGCCTTGGCCACGTTTGGCGCAACGTAGAAACGCAAATCCTGTTTGCCATACACCTCGTTGGGCAGCACATCAAGCATTGCTCCAAGTCGTGTCAGCACATTCGCTGATGTCACGGCTGATACTGCGGTGCTGTTGAGATTCAGCGCAGTTGCGTTGCCTGTTCCGATCGCAGTGACAAGCTGTGGCATCAAGCCCTTGAATGTTCCGGTCGTTCCCGCTCCGGTCCACACATAGCCTTCTGCCTCTTCAGCCACCTTCTCAGCAGTCAAAGTCAGCAAGTAGTCAGTGAAGTTCGATGGCATCTCATGGAATGCGCTGAAGCCCATTTCCAAAGCCTCCCATCCATCAACAATGTCTTTCTTACAAAGCTGAAGGTTGACTTGCAGTTCCTTGGGCTCAAGGATCATCTCAGTCAACGTCACACTGCTGTTGTCAGTGAACGCACAGGTTGCATCGCTGATCACGCCTCCAAGGGCCATCTTGCCAACCACCTTCTTGTAGCGGACATTGGGCTCAATCGTGACTTCTTCATTGCCGAGTGTTGTTCCACTCAACAGGGCAGCACTGATGTACTTTCCGGCATGTTCTCCGGCAAAGGTGCTGCTGCTGTTATCAAAGGTAGTTGCCATTGTTCTTAATTAAAGTTGTTTATGATTCTTGCGGCTCTGTTTCTGATAGCGTTGTGCCCTTTTGGGTAGTTGCCCGACAGATTCACTGCCTGTTGGCTCTCACCTTCCGGGTTGGGCTTGATCTTTGTCAGCTTCTTTTGCGCTGACATTTTCTCTTCATCCTTCTTTTTGCCATACCCGGCCTCAATTTCTTCTTTGAGGGCAGTCATTTTCTCGTCAATGGCTTGATCGATGTAGCGCAGAATTTCATCCTTGCCCATCTCTTCTTTCTGCTCTTCCAACTGAGGCTGCTCAACAGCTTCTGCCTCAACCTCCGCAGTTGGCTCTTGCTTTGGCTCTTCAACCTCTTCTTGCTTCTCAAGTTCGGGCTGTTGGGCCTCAACTTCCTCTTCTTCAGCCTCACCGCCTGTGCGAATCTCCTCAATGTTTCCATCCTCATTCACCACAAGCACCTCACCACCTTCCAACTCATATTCGCCCTGTGGCAACGGCATCTTCTCACCATCTTCACTCACCACAAATACAGGTTGTCCGGGTTCAAAGGCTTCTGCTTCGATCTGAGCACCCTCCTTCAGAGTGGCTGATGCCAACTCTGCTTCCACTTGCTTCCGCAATGGCTGCTTCAGTTTACTCAGCACGGTGTTGATGATTGACATATCAGTTCGCTTATTGAGGCAAATTTATGGCCTTCACTTTTCTTGTGGCCATAGGCTTGACCACTTTTGTCAACACCTTTGACATTTTTCCTTCATTTTTCTCTTGGAATTTATCCAAGAAACGGCCCTCAATGCTGAATCCATTGAGCATTCCGGTCTTGATAGCACCCTCCCACATGTCGTTGTCGTGTACCCTCATTGTAATGGCCCATGTGCCTTTGGGTAGTGACAGGCCGTACAAGGCTGTTTTGTCCTTGTCCGAATCTTCAACGATCCATGATTCAACGACAGATGCCGCCCTTGTTGGCAGTTCGTGTTCTACATTGACATCATTCTGTCGGCCCTGTTGTATGTACAACTCTGCTGTCTTGCGGATCGTGCCTTGGCTGAAGTAGATGTAAAACTCATCTTCATCTTGGTTGCGATATATCAACTTGTTTGGAATGAGCGCAGCCCCAACAAGTAGCCGTTGCTCTTCATCGGCCACAGCCAACTGAATGTTGTTCCCGGAAAGGGCAATGAAGTCAGATTCGATGGCCGGTTGGCTGACAAGCGCAATGGCTGTGACTGCCAAACCCTCTTCTTGATCAAATACAAGTTCTTTGATTCTCATGAATTCCCATTTATTGGTCCAATACCTTGATTGAGCAGATAGCCTTCACAGCAGTCCCTGTGGTATGTGTTGTCCTCACATAGACAGGCACGGCTGCCACCCTTGGGCGCAGATCGGCTTGGTGTGTTGTGCGATCCGGTTGCTTGTGCTTTGGTTCGTCTGATTAACGGCATGGCGTAAAATTACACATCATTTATTTGCGTTCTAAGCAACGATTGCCGTGTTGTGTGATATAGTTATCATCCGGCATACAATCGTTGTTCTTCGGTGTTATTCGGTCAGTTCTCCAAGTTCTCTCAGCTTGTTGCGTGACCACCCTAATGCAGCCTTGCCACCCCACAACAGATACGATATTGTGCCACAAGCCTTGGTGTCATTCGGGTCATAGTTCTCTTCATGGCGTGACAGGAATGAGTACATGCGTTTGATCGTTTCGATGCTGACAGGCCGCCCGGCCTCAAGATCGGCTGCACGTTTTTTCCCTGTTGCTGTCGCGCACTTGTTGCCCACCTTCTCATTCAAC